ATTCTTAGATAACAAAATTCCCAAATATATCAATGACCAACAGCCGGGGTATGTGTTCAACATTGATATGCAGAAACCAGAGTATAGTGTATGCATAGTAACAGAAGGAATATTTGATGCACTGAGTATCGATGGTGTAGCATTGATGCATAATGACATTAGTAGTGACCAAGCATTGCTTCTTGGTACATTAAACAGACAACTTATATTAGTTCCAGATAGAGATAAGACGGGATTGTCACTATGTGACAAGGCATTAGAATTAGGGTATAGTGTTAGTTTACCTGATTGGGATGATGAAGTGAAAGATGTGAATGATGCTGTAGTAAAGTATGGTAAACTACCTACCCTGTTAAGTATACTACAATGTGCGACAAATAGTAAAATCAAAATAGAAATGAGAAGGAAGAAAATTGGCAAAGCAGGAAACTAAAAAACAACTAGAATATACAACTGATGTTCAGAAACTGTTTCTGAGGATGATGGTAACAAACGCGGAGTTGTATACCCGTGTTATGAACATTATGAATAGCGAGAACTTTGATCGTTCTCTACGGCCAGTGGCTGAGTTGTTCAAGTCACATACAGACAAGTATAGAGTGTTACCTGATGTAACTCAAATCAAAGCGACAACAGGTGTAGATATTGAAACTATTCCAGAATTGAATGATGGACATTATGAATGGTTCTTTGATGAATTTGAATCGTTCACTAAAAGACAAGAACTAGAACGTGCGATTCTCATAGCAGCAGACTTATTAGAGAAAGGTGAGTTTGAACCAGTAGAGAAACTAATCAAAGATGCGGTACAGATCAGTCTACAGAAAGACATGGGCACAGATTACTTTGCTGATCCTAAAGGTCGTATCAACAAATACTTCAACAGCGGTGGACAAGTAAGCACAGGTTGGCCACAGATGGATAAGATTCTTTATGGTGGCATGAGTCGCGGTGAATTGAATATCTTTGCAGGTGGTAGTGGTTCAGGTAAAAGTTTGGTGATGATGAATATCGCATTGAGTTGGTTGCAGATGGGAATGAGCGGGGTGTACGTCACATTAGAATTGAGTGAAGAATTGACAAGTTTGCGTACTGATGCGATGTTGACCATGATGGGCACGAAAGCGATTCGCAAAGACATTGATACGACAGAACTACGTGTCAAGATGGCAGGCAAGAAGTCTGGTAAGTATCGTGTCAAGAATCTACCAGCACAGAGCAATGTGAACGATATCCGTGCTTATCTCAAAGAGGTACAGATTCAGACTGGGATCAAGATTGATTTTGTCATGGTAGATTACTTAGATTTAGTAATGCCAGTGAGTGTCAAAGTAAATCCAAACGATCAGTTCATCAAAGACAAGTATGTTGCAGAAGAATTGCGTAATCTGTCTAAAGAACTCGGTATACTGTTAGTAACCGCGAGTCAATTGAATCGTAGCGCAGTGGATGAGATTGAATTTGATCATAGTCATATCGCAGGTGGTATCAGTAAGATCAATACAGCAGACAATGTGTTTGGTATCTTCACAAGTCGCAGTATGCGTGAGCGTGGAAAATATCAGATTCAATGTATGAAAAGCCGTAGTTCGACGGGCGTGGGCATGAAGATAGACTTAGAATATGATGTTGAGACTATGCGTATCACAGACCCAGGAGTTGAAGGTGAACAGAGTTATACTCCAAAAGCTAGCGCAAATGACATTATGAGTGTGTTGAAACCGCAAGCCACTGTCACAGATTATACAGTGGATCAAACTACAGGTGAAATAACGATAGAACCGTTGACTAGGACGGTAAATGCAGATGCTCAAGGGTCTAAACTGAAATCACTATTGAATTCCTTAAAGAAATGATTATTCTATAAACAGATAAATACAAGTAGGATAATTTATATGCAACCAAAAACCCGCTCCCTGTTACAGGAATTAGAAGCACTTGGAAATAACCGTGATGCGAGCCATGTTATAGAGAGTAGGGCCCATAATATCATTACCAGTGCGATAAATCTTGTAGAGATGATCAATAAGCATTACCCTGAAGAACAAGCATTGATATTGGAGAAGAAGTTGCTGAGTGCTATCAAAAGCAAAGAACCGACTAGATTCGCTAAGTCATTAAGGAAAAAGCTGTGAAGATAAACGAAGTTAATGCGCCCATGTTTCAAAATCAAAAAGATTTGCAAGATGAGAGAATAAAAAAAGTTTTTTTTGATAAAATAACGACACAATTAACCACTGGATTAGAACAGCAACTCAGAGCAGGTGCTGTTACCGCAACACCCCAAGCAGCTCCAGCAGCAGCACCAACTGCACCTGCATCACCTGCACCAGTACCGGCGGCTCCGAGACCAGCACAACCTAATACTTTAGCTAATGCTCCTGTTAGTGTAAGACATGTCGCTGACCCTAATAATCCAAACTTCAGACCTAAAACTACAGCAGAAAATAAGTTCTATCAAGCAGTTAATGCTATCTTTGAGAGCATAATCAATATTGATGAGGCTCAACCCGCGGCTGCTGGACCTATATCTATAGGTCAATATATAGAACAAGCATTTGTTCATTCTATGAACAATCCTGTATTCGCACCCGGAACACCGTTAGCACCACAAGTAAAACAGCTTGCAGCCGAGGTAGAAAAAACATATGCTACTGATAAAGGTAGAGCCGCTATACAAAAATTAGTAGATTTTGGATATAAAACACTTTATGATTTAAAGAATCCAAAGGGTGCTGCTAGCGGGGGTGCGGCGGCTGGTAGAAACATGGGTGCTGGTGGTACCGCTCAAGCAGCAGCACCCGGTAAGTACGCACAAGCGGTATCGATTGTTGATCAATTGAATCCTACACAAAAGCAGCAGATATTAGCTTATATAAACCATGAACTAAATCCATCTGCTGCTACACCATAAATAGGTTAAAAACTAACCCAAATCCATGATTTTTTTGTGCCAGGCATAAATATATGTATGAGGCAGTAGGCTTCAACTTATAAAAGGAATTTTAAAATGGCACAATTTTCAAAAGTCAATGGTGACTTACTACCAGTATTACACTTAGACCAACCAGAGTACACAAACAGTGGTGCAAACGCTGTATCTTCAGGTCTACCTGTTCAACCACAAGGTCCTAAGCTAGACTTCTTCACAGTCACCGCTACTGGCGCATTGACAGGTACACAAGTTAGCTTGATCATCCAAGCTACACAACAACTAGCTACAGTTTATATGTACGAGTATACAAACACAAGCAATGACACAATTGCGATGGCTGTGTATCCATACGGAGCATGGACCGACACAACTCTTGATGCTGCTTGCACAAACGCATTGACAGCAGGTGGTGTTGCTAATAGCTTGTCTGTAACTACTTCAGCTACATTCTTCTACTGCTAATCAGTAGTCACAATAGAAAAACCCTAGAATTTCTAGGGTTTTTTTACCTCTATTAAATAGTGTTATGAGTTATACTATAACCTGCTATACATTGTTTGATATCACACAGACTAATGTACCTAATCGTCAGCGCCCACAAGTCGACCAAGATATGCAGGAATGGACATATAAACGCAATACACAGAGCAATTTTGATACTATTCAGCAAGTGATATCACTACGCAGCCAGCCTGAAAATGTCAGAAAACCCAGAAGAAATGATATCAGATTTGATGAATTCACTCAGTTTGGATTTCTGTTTGAGCAACTAGAAGATGAGACTTATCCATGCTGGTCATTTGATTTTACTATACAACATCCTAGTGTATTTAATGATGGGGTAGATGAATTGGGCGCACTATACCATGACTGCGATCAAGTACCCATGATAAAATGTCGCACAGAGTGGGAGAAACTTCCAGCTATGCTAGATAGCACGGATGAATTTAGAAATATATATTTTAAGGTATTGAAAGATGATTAATGACAAAATAATAGCGAAATTAGCAAAGACTATTAGCGCAGTGGATATGGAGAAATTAGAAGATTTGTCTATATCGCAGGATAGTGATGGTTCATACCATCTGTACAACAAGTACAGAATAACAAGAAATAACGAGATGTACCATGTAGAATTACATAGGGTAGCTGATAAAAAAGTATTCAATGTATTGAAGAACGCAGTAGCTTGGTGTTCATTTGATAAGAGGAATAATATCCAAGATTCAGACAGGATAGTCTATCTGGATAACAGATTAGCTGGTATCGAGGTAGAGATACAAGTACATCAGAAATTAGCGAAACACACTAAAAAGACAGAAGAAAAACTGATTTACCTAGCTAAGTTGGGTGAAGAAAAAATGGAACGAAAGATGATTAATGAAGAATTGTCTAAATATATACTTAATTCCCGTAATTGGCAAGAGAGAAGATTGAGTTCAAAATCCTCAATATCGTCATATAAATGATAAATACATTATAAATTTCTTTGGAAACAACTATGAAACTAACAGAACTTGCTAATAACCGCAGCTATGCTACTAAGGCTCTAAAAGAGCAATATGAGATCCCTTTCAATGTAGATAAAATGTCTATGTCATCTACGCGAACCATGCTTACAAAAGTTCGTGGATTGATCAATGAGTCAAAACAATCTACACATATTCAAGGATCAGATCCTGCATACATGAAACTTGTTTTTATGGAACAAGCATTAAAAGATCATATGTATGAGTTGAAAAATGCTCCTAGATCACATATCGTGTTTGAGAATGAAGAAGTAGAGAAATCTCAAGTTGTATTAGCTGCACAAGACATGGTAGATCAAGTACAAAAGATGCTTGAAGATGTTGGTCAGATGCAAGTGAAAGAATTACCTGCATTAGTATCAAGCATTGAAAGCGAGATCGGTGTCAATGAGAGTCAGACTTATAACAATGAAGTTTCTGGACAATTAGACACATTATCTGCTTCATTGAAAGAAGCATCAAGTGCATTGAAGAATGCATTGAACGGATTGACTGGGCAAGCAGTAGATGCAGCATTTGATGCTGGTGCTGACATGGGTGCTGAGGTTGGCGCTGAAGCAGGCATGGATGCTGGTGTAGCTGCCGGTGAAGAGATGGCACCTCCAGAAGCTCCTGAAATGCCACCTCCAGAAGCTCCTGAAATGCCAGCAACGGGTGGAGTGGGTAGAGCAAAGAGATAATATGTTTCTCTTTGAATTAGAGGATCCTGAGGTTGTCAAATTCGCAGCCATCGTATCTCAATTAAAAAGCGATCTTGACAACGGTAACATGGATCCTAATTGGAATACCGACAAGTTGATTGATTACTTTCAACAGAACGGTATCAACTTAGATATAACCGATCTATATGACATGATCAAAAAACCACCATTGAACATGTTGATAAGCAACATCCAAGGTGACGATATCGTGTTCAAAGGTGAAGAATCTGCTGCCGCACAAAATCCAGATCAAACACAGAGCCAAGAAGTAGTAGACCAGATGGCTCAGAGTGCTATGAAGTAAAATGATAACTTTTACTGAAAAAGCATCAAACAAGATAAAACAAACACTCAACAAGCGCGGTAAGGGCTTGGGAATACGTATAGGTGTCAGAACTACTGGTTGCAGCGGTCTAGCATACATGATGGAATATGTTGACAGTTATGAATCAGAAGCAGGCGTCACTAACTTTGCTCAACATGATTTCATAGTTCTAGTAGATGAGAAAAGCCTAGCATACTTGAACGGAATGAACGTAGATTATGTACGCAATGGACTCAATGAGGGTTTTGAGTTCGGTAACCCTAACGAACGTGACAGATGCGGATGCGGTGAGAGTTTCAGAGTCTAACCAAATATATTGATTTATTTTATACTATTTGCTACAATCAGTTGATGTACAATCCAAACAAATACAAATATGAACCATTGAAGCGTGTAGAGATAGACGGTAAGCGTAGATACTCTACACCCGACGGGGAGAAACTTCCCAGCGTCACAACTATATTAGACGCGACTAAATCAGAAGAAAGCAAAAAAGCACTCAACGAGTGGCGCAAACGAATGGGTGCTCAGAAAGCACAAGAGATAACTACCGAAGCAGCGGGCAGAGGCACACGGATGCACAAGTGGTTAGAAAACTATGTGAAGACTGGCAGTACTGGCGAACCTGGAAGCAATCCCTACAGTATTCAGAGTCATAACATGGCAAAAAGTATCATTGAACAAGGACTAGTGAGATGTACTGAATATTGGGGAACAGAAGTCCCATTGTACTTCCCTAAAATCTATGCAGGAACTACAGATTTATGCGGCATACATGATGGAAGCGAAGCTATCATGGACCACAAGCAATCAAATAAACTGAAAAAACGTGAGTGGATCGATGATTATTTCGTTCAATTAGCTGCATATGCTAACGCACACAATGAAGTACACGGTACGAAAATACGCAAAGGTGTGATTTTCATGTGTACTGCGGATAATGTTTACCAAGAATTCATCATGGAAGGTAATGAATTTGACGATTGGACCGATAAGTGGTTCAGACGGGTAGAGCAGTTCTACTTGCAAATCTTATAACATTTAGGACATCTAATTGATAAATAAGTGTGAGGAAGATTCACACTTATGGCCATTGTCCAAATTTCAAAAATGCAACAACGTGCAGGCAACTTGGTTGACCTGCCACAACTAGATAACGGTGAGTTAGGTTGGGCCGCCGACGCAAACAGACTATTCATCGGTCGTAGCGGCAATACATTCACTAGCGAGAATATAGAAGTATTAACATCTTATTCTGCTATCAGCTTGAGTCAGATAACCGGTAGCGACAGTGGAAATCTAAATATCAGTGCTGCACAGAACGGTCAGTTATTGACTTATGTCTCTAGCACTGACACTTGGGAAAACTATACAGGAAATTCTAGCCAGTTAGGTGGTGGAAAACTACAACTAGGTGATGTAGCAAATCTTGTGATGGATGGTGGTGCGAGTGGATATGTATTACAGACTGATGGATTAGGTAATCTAACTTGGACTGCACAGACAGGTGGTAGTGGTGGAGGCGGAGCAGGCGGCTCAAACACTACAGTTCAATTCAATGATTCTGGATTACCTAATGGTGTAGCAGCTTTCACCTTCAACAAAAATTCAAACACATTGACTGTATCAACAGGCAATATATTCACTAACAATGTGTATGCTAGTAGTTCGATGGGTATCGGTACTAGTTCACCGTCTTATAAATTACAAGTAGATGGTGGCAGGGCATTATTCAGTCCTACCAGTGAAGCGTATGCTGTAGGATTGAGATATAACACATCAACCAATGGTGTTTGGTTAGGGTCACCTTCTGCTAATGCATTTCAAATCTCTAATTTTGGCGGTAGTGCATACTTAAATATTGATAACGGTGGCAATGTAGGAATAGGCAATTCAAGTCCTGCACATAAATTAAGTGTTACAGGAACAGCTAACATAAGTGGTAATGCTAATGTAGGTAATCTGGGTACAGCACAAGTATTAGCAAGTGCTAATATAACTACCCCTCAATTCATATCTAATGTTGCAACAGGCACTGCACCATTCGTTGTGACAAGCACTACTCAAGTAGCAAACTTGAGTGTAGCAACAGCAGGTAGTGCGACTACAGCAGGTACAGTTACTACTAATGCACAACCAAACATCACTTCTACAGGTATTCTTACCTCATTAGAGGTAAGTGGAAATACATATCTAGCAACAAGTAGTGGTAACGTAGGTGTAGGAACTAATACTCCTACTACAAAATTTCAAGTGAATGGTACAATAACTTTACAAAATGGAAATTTTGTCGGGCCATCAAATAATAATGCTTTTACAATATCTGCTGATTCAACTGCAACAAGCGGTGGTTATATGCAGCTTTATAGTTCTGCATACGCAACACCAAATATAATCATATTCGGAACATCAGGAGTAGAAAAAGTGCGTATCAATGCTGACGGTAATGTAGGCATTGGTACAGGTTCACCTACTACAAAATTTCAAGTGGTCGGCGGAGCGATAATGCCAGCAACTGGAAACACTTCATCTTCTGGTATATTATTCCCACCTGATCCGGGTGGTGGTAGTGGCGATAGTGCATGGATACGTTATTATGCAGTTACTGGTGAAAATACAACCCTTGAACTCGGTACTAGCAATGACTCAACAGATAATATCGCATTGATGCCATCTGGTAATGTAGGTATTGGTACAACTTCTCCTACTGAAAAATTACAATTGGTAGGGTCAGCTATCATTTCAGGATCCATCACTGTAAACTCAGGTGCAGCAGACACCGCAATCATCAATGGTGCAGGGAATGCGATAGGTAATATCGGTTCATCAACCACATATTTCAATACAGTATTTGCTCAAGCAACATCAGCACTTTACGCTGACTTAGCAGAGATGTATGTAAGCGATGCTGAATATGCTCCGGGTACTGTATTAGAATTCGGGGGTCAACAAGAGGTCACACTAAGTACAAAGGATTCAAGTCGCAGAGTAGCCGGCGTAGTAAGTACCAATCCAGCACATATCATGAATTCTGGGCTGGAAGCGGAACATTCAGTGGCAGTAGCATTAATAGGTCGTGTTCCAACTTTGGTAGTTGGATCGGTAGCCAAAGGTGATATGATGGTATCAGCCGGGTCCGGTCGTGCTAGGGCAGAAGAAAATCCGATATTAGGATCTGTAATTGGTAAAGCACTAGAAAACTTCAATGGTATTGAGGGTGTGATAGAAATCGTAGTAGGAAGATCATAAAGAGAGGTGACAGTAAGTAAAGATTAATGCTAAATACTATAATAAAAGGAATTCTATTATGGCAGCATTAACTGTAAACAAAGGTGCGTTCTACCCAGGAGTGACGCAAAATATACTGACTACTGGCACTTCACAATTGAGTAACGCCGTCGGAGCAACCACATCAATCATCAGGATAACTTGTCAGCAAGACACTTATGTTCAGATAACAAACAGCAATGCTGCTGCACCAGCTACAACAGATAGTATGCTAATGCTAGGCGGCAGCACAGAGTTCATAACAGTACCTAGTCCCCCTCCTGCTCCGGCATCACCCCCAAATTCAACACCTGCTCCTGGTGTACAGTATCTAGCAGCTATTGCAGTATTGCAAGTTACTACACCCGGAATAGTAAGTATCACAGAATTGACTGGTTTCCCAGCACAACCCGGAGGTTAAAAATGCCAATAGGCAAACTATCATCAAAAGGTTTAGGACAATTAGGAGGTGGACTATCTATAGTTCAGCCCGGACATCCCGGTCTACCACCTCCGCCACCGAGGATCATTGGTGATTTGGTGTTAACAGATTCATTAGGGATTGAAGATGGATTCATCTTCACTGAAAATTTAGAAACGATTAGCGTAACTGCTCTCTAATCAATTATTGAGGATAAAAGAATAAAATGGCAAATACAACAATATATAATTTACCCGCGCTTAACACCGTCGATAGCACATCACTATTTCCGTTGAGTAGCAACGTAACTGCGACACCAACAACTTATCAAGCGAGCATAGGTAATATCGGTAATGCGATCACCGGCAATCTTAGGCTGACTGGTGATAACATAACTTCTACAAACAATACGATCAATATAAGTGCTGATAGTAATGTTTGGAACTTTAATGCTAACGGCAATCTAACTCTGCCTGGACTATACGGTGCTCAACTTATAGTGAACCAGCTTGGTGGCCCAGGATTATTTACAGGCGGAGCAACTGCTCAACCAAGTTTAAATTATGGCGATCTTAGTAATGTTTTTGTTGGGGATAACATTGTTCTTACCACAGACTCTGGTAACAATACCTGGACCTTTGAGACAACCGGCTACTTACAAGTGCCTTCAAATGCCTCTCAGCCTGGACCAGGCACCATTGCCGCAGCCAATGGGTATCCGACAATATTAGCATACGGTAGCGGTGGAGGCATGGGTATTCACGGTGGCCCAGAACTAGATTGGATGGACGCTGATGACCCTGCTAATAATTTTGGTAATGCTAGTGTTCTCCGCAACACCATGTATCTAAATGGTGGCGGTCTTTATATTGGTATCAATGAAAACAACGTGGTTGGAAATGTTGCCCCAAATTGGCTTTTTGATCCCGAAGGGAATTTAACATTACCAGACGGTACTATTCTTCAAAACGGTGGCGGTATACAATATCCAGCCAGTGAAGATTACGAGTGGGATTTACACAGTAGCGATGGCAACGTTTATATAGGCTCTGTTGGTGATATGGCCTACATTGACACATACAGTCCTAATATTGGTGTTAGATTAAGAACAAATGATATCAATGATTGGATCTTTGATCCTTCTGGTAATCTAACATTACCAAATATCGCTAGTCCAAGCATCAACTACGCTAACGGAAGTCCTTATGGTGGTAGCGGAAATGCTAATACAGGTAATGTCACATTCAATGATCAGGTTGTGATAGGTACCGGAACCGACAACGGCGCTGGTGGATTATATCTAGCGCCGGGTACTAATAGTACAGCAAATCTACAATACTTGAGAGTGCGCGGAGGTGATTATCCCACACACATACACCTTGACACAGGCAACAATGCTTATTACGATCAATACTTTGGTGATGATTACAAGTTTATTATGCTTTCTAGTAGTGGTAACATCTTGATTAGGACCAACGATCTTGTAGGAAACACAGCACAATGGGATTTTGGCACAGATGGTAATCTAACACTACCAAATATTGCTAATCCAAGTATAAACTATGCTAACGGAAGTCCTTATGGCGGCAGCGGTAACGCTAATACAGGCAATGTGACATTTGATAATGTTAATGTCATTGGTACAGGAAACTTAAAATTACAACCAGATCCTGCTAACAGTGGTTCATATTTAGACATCTTCTTAACATCTGGTCCAGACCTTCACCTTGTTGCTAGTCAGAGCGCAAATCTTATATTAGGCAAAGACGACCAATCTAACGTAATGACCAGTTGGAACGGAAATGTGTATATTCAGGCTTGGGATCAAAATACCGGAGCTCCTAATATTTGGATCTTTGATGGCACCGGTAATATAACTGCCCCTGGGTATATCGTATTAGATGCTGGTACAGATGGTAATATTGATTCAACTGGCAATATTAATATCATATCTAATGTTAGTACATGGACCTTTGGCAGTGACGGTGAATTCTACTTGCCAACTGGTGGGCGTATTGGTGCTACCAAAGGTGGTACGATGCTTGACGGTGGAAATGGTAGTCTTGCAAGTTTAACTAGTTTTTATTCTAATGGATTTTATTCCGCTTGTTTTACTGCTCAAACTGATGGAAGTGCATATATTACGACTTATCCGGGAAGTGGATCAAATGTTTGGCAATTTGGCGTAGATGGTAATACAACATTCCCGTCAGATGGAAATGTCAATTTAGGTAATGTCATACAAGCATATCATGCTAACTTTGGATTAAGTGCATTTATTGGTAATGGTTCTGCTAATATATTTCTTAATTATGATGGTTCAGGAAACTTTAGTGGCAATTTAACTAGTGCTAATGCTAACTTAGGTAACTTGGCAACTGCTAATTATGTAAATGTCGCAAGCAATGTAGTCACTAGTAATCTATCAGTAAATCTAGACTTCAGTGGTAATACAGCTAACTTCACTGGTAATATCACAGCAATAAATGCTAACTTAGGTAACTTGGCAACTGCTAACTATATTAATGTAGCTTCAAATGTAGTCACTAATAATTTAACAATCAACTTAGACTTCAGTGGTAATACAGCTAACTTCACTGGTAATATCACAGCAATAAATGCTAACTTGGGTAATATAGCAACTGCTAACTATATTAATGTAGCTTCAAATGTAGTCACTAGTAATCTATCAGTAAATCTAGACTTCAGTGGTAATACTGCTAACTTCACTGGTAATATCACAGCAATAAATGCTAACTTAGGTAAT